TAGTAAACTCAGTTTCTTTTAATTTAATTAAACAAGGAAGACCATACACGTCTTCGTCTTCTACTATGCCCAACTGAACTACACCATCATTGTTTTTAGGAAATGATACTCCCATTTTTTCAAAGAACTCTTTATAACGTTTGTTCTTCCACTCTTCACCTTCACTAGGATTAGGTGTAAGCCATACGCCTTTATCAGTCCTATACTCTTTACCTGTAACAAATGAACCACTAATGTGTTCACCTGTAGGTACATGATTTCCATTATTATCTTTACGTAACTTAGGTAGCTTTAGCTCTTTAGCTTCATCTGCAACTTGAAACGTAACATTAAATACATAACTGCCGTTGTATTCATTCATCTTAAATGAAGACACATGAGCTGGATATGTAGCTTCTGGTACTGGAACGTATCCAGAATTATCATCATTAACAAAGTTAATATTAGCTTCTTTCATGTTTATTTACTCTCCGTGTTTGTGGTTGTAAACTTTTCTATTACTTGGTTTACTTCCGTTTTTAATTTCTTCATGTCATCTGAATATTTAGCACCTTTTAATCCTGAGAAGTACAGCATAGGTGATACAAAATTACCATCAGCTGTTTGTATATATCTACGCTTTACACCTCTACCTGCGCTGATAATACCATCACTTTCCATTTTTTGATAAGTGCCTTTATCAATAACACCTTTTTCTAACAAGTCTTTTGCTTGTCCTTCGCTTAATTTACCCATCTTGATTATCCTCCATAGGTTCTTCTATCGCATAGGATAGATAGCTTTGATTAATATTTAAATTAAGATGACTTTCTTTTTCTTTCATAACAAAAGTTAACATAGGTTTACCGTGATATAATTTAGTACCAGTAAACGTAGCTTCACGAAACTCTTTGCCGTCGTTTACACCTATTGTATACTTTGTATGCAGTTTGTATATATCATCTCTAAAATCAACTGCTTTGCCTTCTACATTAAGAGGTTTCATGTTGCCTCCTTAGTTTAGCCATAGCACCTTTAAAGTTAGCATCATTTATCTCTTTACTATCAATAGCTTTATTTATTTGCATAGTAAGTTCAGCATTATCTATTTTACCAAGTAAAGTCAGCATTTCATTTACTTGTTTTGTATTTAACGCTTCAGGCTCAGTTGGTAAATCTTCACCAGCATAGATATATAAACCTAATCCATGTAATGCAATTGCTTTTGCTAAACAACGTTGTATAGAATTGTTTATTTGAAAAGCGTTAGGCTCATCTACACTTTTATTTACATGGTCTAATACTGGATGCACTTGAGTTCTTATTACTCCATTTATTTCTACAGATACTTGTACAAAACAACCAGCGTTAGTACGCATATAAGGTGTTTCAACTCCATTATCTATAAAAGTATGTATTTTCCATGTAGCTTCGGGAAAGTTTTCTAATAATACTTTCACAGCCCAAGCCCAAGAAAGGTAAGTATAATTACCCTTCTTTTCAGTATGCTCACTTACATCTATTTTACTTAACGTTTGAAATGCACTCATTTAAGTCCCCCCATTTTTCATATAAATTATCAAAATTTCTTATAATGTTTTTCCACTTATCTTTATCAAGACCAGCACTATTCCTAGCTTCAGGACTAAACATATTATATTGTCCATCTTGTCTTACCTCCATAAAAGCTATCCATTCATCTTTAGTTACTTTATTTTTTTCTTCCACGATTTATTTCCTCCATTTTCATCCAGACTAATCTGTAAAAGTTTTAATCTTATAGGTATTACTGCAGATATATTACATAAACTACAACATCTACCTGTCATTATTGGTTCAGCGTTGTGTCCGTATGGGTCATCTAATATACCTTTACACAAACAACAATGCGTTTCTTCTTTGCTCATTGTTTCTCCTAAATATTATACAATCCAGGACAATATTTACCTTGAAACTCACAATACTTACATTCCCAGTTATATACTGGTACATTCTGTTCACCTGGTTTTAGTTCTTCAGGTTTAGCTGCAACACTATCAGAAGTCTCATTTAAATCTGTCCAATAATTAAACGCTTCTTCAAGATATAGTTCACTAATCTTTTCTTCACGCATCATTGAATTGTCTTTATTATACCACATAATAGATAGTCTTAAATCAGTAATATCTTTTTCATTACCTAATCCTATTGCATATGTAGCTAATTGTAATTCGTAGTTCACACTTGGATTTTTATCTGGATTTCTACCAAACTTCATACGCCATTTCCAAGCACCTGCGGTTTTAATATCATATACATGTATCATTTCACCTTCTAGGTTTACTACACCGACATCTAAGTGTCCTACAACCATAAGTTCTGGTATTTCTATTCTATGTTCTGTTAATACCTGTACTTCATCTGGTTTATCTACACGTTCTTCAATGTCAAATTCTTTTAGTGCTTCTTCAAAATCAGCGTGTACTAATGTACCTAATCTTAGAAGTCTAGCACTTTTTTCATCCATAGGGTCAAGCTCTAAGTCTTGTCTTCTATGTAATTGTTTTCTATAACAACTACCTGCGCTACTAGCTGAAAACCATCCTTTATATTTTTTATATTTTTTACGATTTTCTACACTTTTACGTTGCAAGTATTCGTTATATATTTTTGGTATGTCTATCATGAATCCTCCTCATAGAATATAATGATTTATCAGGTTATAGTCAATACCTTTTCAGGCTATAGAGGGCTGTTGTTCTGTCTGAACCATTTAACTATTTACGCAAATAGCACCTATCTATTACCTAATTAACCAATCTTCTATACTCGTATAGTAATTGAAGATTATTTTGAGTGTCTTCTAACACGTATCTACCGAAAGACTTATTATTTTTGTGTTCTTTCTTAGTATCAATGTCAAAACCCTCTTCTCTTAATCTAAATATGATTGCACTTAATCTTGTAGCACTATACTTTTGAAATGCTTCCATAGATGTAATGTTACCATATCGTTTTAGATGTCCAAGAATACGCAATGTTTGAGTCTTATCTCTTAACATATTGAAAATCCTCCTGATTGTCTTGCAAAGTTAATGAAAGCAATGACATTGTCTTTGTGAAATGGGTAACTACTAGCCCAATCTCTTTTATCATAAATTTCATCATACTTTTTCTTGAATTTATCTGGATATATAGCTGGGTAAATATCAGGATTACCTGTTTCTACCTCAACTATTTTTTTAAGTTCTTTTAACTCGGCTTCAACTTGCGCATTATTACGCTTAGCTTGTTCCAAAGTATCCATGTGTTCTTTAATCCACATCTTAGTTTCTTCTGTTTCAATAACTTCTTCAAGTCTTTTAGCTATTGCTTCAGCTTTTGTTCTAGATATTATGTATGAATCATTATAGCAACCACCATTCATATCTTTTTCAGTTAATATATCATCACAGTGCTCACAAACAAATGACCATAAAGGTCTCCACCACCATACATTATTTCTAAAATATGCACCTGGATTTATTTTTTCGTATTTACTCATTAAAGTGTAGTACTCATCACTAAATCCTTTTGACTCACGTTCATCGTAAGACATAGACGATAACTCATCCCATCTTTCTTGATGTTTAAACTCATTTTGTATTGGCTTTTCACCATATAAATCAAATCCCATGTTTAGCTCCTCTTAGTTAACATATCTATTAATCTATCAAATCTATCTGCAATACGACCTAGTAATGTTTCACGTCTATACTTTGCGTATGCTGATAATACTGCTCTACTTTTTCTATTATCTGTATCTTGTACTCTCAAATAGTATTCTTGATAAGGTTTAGGTGTATTTTTCATTCATACCTCCAAGAATGTTTTTGTTTATTCTTAAGATATTTTATGTTTTCTATACTATCCATACCTGGAATATTACCACGTTCATGTACTGGACCATTACCTGGTTCAAAGTCAAAACCAACATCTATCAATGCATTCATTCTATCTGGTAATAATGTACCTCTTCTAAAAGCATTTCTTTGTACCATGCACCAAACAGATAATCTGTGTAACTTATCATCTATTGGTGAAATCCATTTTCCTTTGTGTATTCTTTCTGGAAAACGTTCTGGTCTTAATTGAGTAGGTGTTTCATTATACTTTAACATATACTCAGATAAGTTTGTTAACATATTAAACCAGACATTACTTTGTGTAGACCATACAAATCCAGGAATAGTACATAATAATTCATATTGCCATTCTGGTAATAGTCTTTTAGAAGCTCTATTCTTCTTACCACTAGCCCACTGATATAGTTTTACTTCAGATTTTGGTCTAATATTGTTAGCACTAGTTTGCATAGGTAATCTTTTATTTACTTCTACAAACTTTTTATAAGCTTTAAACACTTTCATAAACTTTTTATATACTCTTGACTGTTTATCAACTGGTTTAGCTTTATAAACAAATTTTTCTATTTTCATGTTCACCTTCTTTCTTTAAAGGGTATATTGCGCTGTATTTATTACAACGCTCAACCTACATTAGTATTTTTTGGTTAGAATGCGGCTCATCACCTCACTTCCATTATCCAGATATAATAACTGTTGCCGTTTCTATCCGTCTGCTTTTTTGCCATTGCTCAGTTAAATACGAATAACACTACAATCACTAACAAATGTTGTAGATATTAACGTATAAAATATACTTTGGGAAATCAACGCATTAATATATCATCAAATAATTCTTTGAGTAAGTATTGCAAAGGTTGAGATTACACCTTTACCAACATCTCCTTGAGACTCGTACGGATTTCTACCCTTAAGTCTTTTATCCAGTTATAGTTGCCTACATACTGCGATGTCATGTTCAATTAGTATAGCTAATCACTCTTATCGTTTTAATCTGTTAACCGACTACTAAGCTCAATCCGAAGCTACCGCTCCAACTAATGGTTAATTAGACCAACTTGGCTGTTTGTCAATTTTCTAGCGCTTTGGGGGCAACTAGAAGCTATCGTATTTCAGACAACAACAAGAACACTTTTGATTTAAAACGTTTTGTGACTTTTCCTTTTGTTATATATGCTTGTATATTATCTGTGAAGCTAATACGCTTGTATATTATAGCAAAGTAAGGGTCATGTGAAAGTACCGCACAAAATTATATACCTCACTTCCTTTTGGGAAATGAATAGTATAAGTACTTCCTACCGTCTCTAGTCGTTATCTAGAGTTTTAAGTAGTCTTAGCTACGATGATTGTGTATTTCTACGACATTCACCTATGCTGACTGATAACAAGTACCGCAACGACACTTAACTCATTACCTTTTGGATTTTCTTATTGCTGTTTCCAACTCAACTAACACCCCTATCGTGCTAGTCAATTACATCTAGATAAACCCTGGCTTTCACCGAGGAGAGAATCTGTACGCCATAATTGATATTCCAATTTTATACACAAACACTATCCGAAGATAATGTCGCCATTTCTGACTTTATACTCATTTCTGAGTTTTATGTAACGAGCATATACACCCGACTCTAGACATCGTTGAGTAAACGAAAACTTTTTCTAAAGCCCTTCATTTAAGAAAGGCTAGGACTACATCAATCATAGTCCAGGTATTAACATTATCATCTGGAACTATACCATTCCAACGATAATACCACATACCATTGCCTTCATAACTTATCCTAAGATAGTCATTAAAGGACTTTTCTAATCTAATATACATAGGACCTCCATGTAAGTTATAGATTAATATAAGGAAGTAGGAGAAGTGAACTAACTAATGGTATAAATAATTGCATAGTCTCTCTACCTACTCCCTCATAATTTAGTTCTTGATAGTAAAATGCTCACGAAGGACTCTATCAATTTCCTCCATATTCATATCAGCATTAGCGTCACCATTCGCCACTAATAAAGATAAGATAGTAAACACTTTATTATTACTAAGATAACCACTAGTTAATACACTACCAATTTCTTTTATTACTTCTTTAGTCATAGTTCACTCCATTTCATAGTTATATGTTTATTTAGAATATGTCTATAATAGCCGTATTTCAACTATATTGACCGCTTCAACCTTTCGGTAAGCTACGACGTCGTGATAGTTATTACAGAAGCTCTTTAAAGAGGATTTATGTTTATCCCCATGTTATCCACATTATGTGTATATATATGCGTGTATTACCTCTACTCCGATAATACGACTATTATGGTCCCTCTACTCACAATCTACTGCCATATGTTAATATTAATAGTAGATAATTCTAAAAACCTAAGTAACTATATCTTCAAAGAGTAGAGAGTTAGATAGGTTAGGGCTGTTGATTAACCAAGTACAACCCTAAAACTTGGGACCTCCACCTATTTAGGCGGCTTCAATGCATCTATCAGTGAGTCTAGCTTACTTTCAAGATTGCTCAGTCTTGACTCATTGTCATTAACACGCTGAGGTGTCATGTAGAAACGAGTAAGTTCCTGAGTAACTAATTGAATGTCTGCTTTGAACTGACTTGACAATTGCCATGGTTGAATCTTGGTTCTAACACCCATAGCTTGCATCTTAGTAATCTGCTGAGAATTAGCAAAGTACTTCTTTGTTAAGTCATTAACAAGTTCTTTTACTTCGCCTGGCACATCAGATACTAGGTCTTGAGATATATTTTCACTCATAACGTAAACTACAAAAATCGAAACCCACCGAAGGGGGGTAGGGTGTGTGTATATAGGTCCATTTCAAAATGCTATATTTTTTCTTGGAAATAACATGGGTTATACATAAGTTATACTATGACGTATACAACTAAAGACTTAGAAAAAACTGGTTTAACTGGAGTAGCTAGACGACAAGCTCAGTTAGCTGAAGAAAGAGAACAAGAGATGCTTGAAGAAGCTGTCTTAGATATTTTAGCTGAAAAAGAGAAAGCTGCGAAAGAGTTAAAGAAAAAGAAAGAACCAAAGAAAAAGAAATAGAACTAGTTATATACTAAGTTATCTGCTTAGTAGCTACTAGGGTATCTAAAAATAATTCTTTTTGATTGGTTTGTCAAGGAAAAACAATGGGCATAGCAATAAAATGGCTAGGCAAGTTGCCGTATAAAGAGCAAGTTAAAATACTTGAGCATATACAAAAACTAGTTAAGCTAGAAAAAATATTATCATCAGAAATAGAAGAGGAAGAATACGTGCTAAGTGAAATTGACGACATGGATGCTGCCGAGGGAACTAGTAGTGTACCTATAGAAATCAATGGAAAAAAATATTTTATACATAAACAAGTCTTACATCTTATTGAATCATTACATAAACAACTAGAAAAAAAGAATGCCTCAAAGTAAAGTAATCAAAGGTGTTCGTCATTATATATACGATACTAGAGAAGAATTTAGAGAAAAATATCCAGTGACCCCTCTTGTTAAAGATTGGAGAAAAGGGCGAGAGGGCGATTGGGTACTTAGCGATGATGGGCGCATAATACAGTTATTAAAAGTTTCTAAAAATCTGCACCATCCGAAGGATAGCAAAAACTATTCTAGTAATAATGGTTATGTCAGAACTATTGTTGGTACATTTATTAGTAGTGCAAAGACACATATGGATACCGATTTTGCCAAACACCCTAACAGATACACATTTTCACAAAAAATTAAGAATACAAACAAAAGAGTTAAACAACGCACGAAGTGTACAAATAAAGAGAAAATTTTTGCGACTAGCGTCGCAGTAGGAAAGGATGCCGTAAGTGCTTATATGAAAGCGTTTACTGAAAAAAATCGTAATACTGCACGTAAAAAAGCAGTAATATTACTAAAACAGGAGCGAGTAATGAGTGAAATAGAAAAAACTTCTAAAGAAGTAGCTAAAGAACTAGGCATTGACCACGCATACATATTAGGTTCGTTAAAACAACTAGCTGATACTAGCGAAGACCAAAACATAGCATTACAATCTATTAAAGAATTAGGTAAAGCTATAGGTACGTTAGGCAATCAAGTTAAAAAAGTAGAAACGGGCGTAGTAGGATTGTTTCAAGGGTTTAGTCCCGATGAAATAGAAGGTGCTCAACGCAAAATATTACCAGAAACAACAAAGGAGGACTAATGATTTGTCCACATTGTAGTAGTATGCTCACTAAAAAAGAAGGCAAGAAACGAACTAAAAAAGGCTTAAAACAACAATATAGTTGTAAGTCGTGTGGTAAATGGTTTTCAATACCTATACCTAGCGATGTAAAAGAGTATGACAAATTAGAAATAGAACCAGGTAAAGTATTTGCTGTTGATAGCGATGAAAAACTTAGAGTACATGGATTAACGGATGTACACGTAGGTGCTAACGAATTTGACATGAAAAAGTTCCAAGAAGCTATAAAAATTATTTACGAAGACCCAAATGCAAGATGGTTTGGTAATGGTGATATGATAGAACTTATACCGCCTAACTATAACATTAATCAACGTGGACAATCTATGACACCTGAACAACAATACTTAGCATTTTTAAAATTAGTACAACCAATTGCTGATAAATGTTTATTTATTCGTGGTGGTAATCATGACTATTTACGTAGTTTTAATATACTAGACTTTGATATTTGTAAAACATTAGCAAGTGAAATGGGTGTTCCTTACTATAGACTACCTGGATATGCACGTATTCACGTACAAGGTAAAGACTGGTATATGGTTAGTGGACATGGTAAAAGTGGTGCTAAAAATGGTGATACTGAATTAGATAAAATGGCATCAGTGTATAGTGATGGCGATGTATTTTTTTTAGGACATAATCACCAACTATATTGCAAACCTATAGATTCTCTAACAATTGATGAAGAAGGTCTGGAAACTTTAAAAAGAAAGTGGTATATTAGAGGAGGTTCATTTTTACGCTACGCAGATTATGCACGATATTCTTTTTATGGAATACAACGAACTGGGTGGATAACAATGGAATTTACTAAAGACAAAATAAACTGTTGGGAGAATTAAAATGCCATACGGAAAAGGTACTTACGGAAGTAAGAGAGGTAGACCCTCTAAAAAAGCAAAAGCTGCAGGTAGAAAAAAAGGGATGAAGAAACGTGCCAGTAAAAAAAAGAAAAAGTAAAAAGAGAGGATTATACGCTAACATACACGCTAAGCGTAAACGTATTAAAGCAGGTTCAGGTGAACGTATGAGAAAACCTGGAAGCAAAGGCGCTCCTACTGCAGCAAATTTTAAAAGAGCCGCTAAAACTGCTAAGAAGCGTAAAAAGAAACGATGAGAGGTTTACGACCACAAGTTAAAAGACACACAAATGGTAAGAAAAAAACCAGGCAAGGTCAAAGCCATAGAACAAAATATGGGACTAAAGGTAGTAAAAAGTATTATAAAAAACGTTATAGAGGACAAGGAAAATGAGTAGAAAAAAAGACCCAAGACTCAAAAGAGCTGGTGTATCAGGTTATAATAAACCTAAACGAACTCCTAGTCACAAAACAAAATCACACATTGTTGTAGCAAAAGAAGGTAGTAAAATTAAAACTATTAGATTTGGTCAACAAGGCAAAACTGGTGATAGAACTATGACTAAAAGAGCTAAATCGTTTAAAGCTAGACATAGAAAAAATATTAAAAAAGGTAAGATGTCAGCAGCTTATTGGGCTAATAAAGTTAAATGGTAGGAGATTATGCCGATACAAAGAAAAGGGGTAACTAAAGGCGATATGGTTCGTGCTATAAAAGGCATAGAGCTACACCTTATGCAACTTCAACAACATATTGTAATGATAGATAATATCTTAGATAAATATATCGTTATGAAAAAAGACAAAGACAAATTCGTAGAGTTCATGGAAAATGAACATAAACAAGAACAACGTAAGCAAAGCAGAAAAAGCACTAAAACTAGCAAGTAAAGACTTAATAGCTTTTGGTAAACTTTTTCTTCCTGATGATTTCATGAGGAGTGAAACACCTCCATTTCATTACGAAATGGCTGATGCTATTGATGATAATAGTGTAAAACAATTAGCTGTTATTTTACCTAGAGGACACGGAAAAACTGTGTTAACTAAATGTTCTATTATTAAAGATTTTTGTTTTTGTCCAAAAGATGATATGTTGTTTTACGCTTGGGTATCAGCAACGCAAAAATTAAGTACTGGTAATATGGATTATATTAAGTACCACTTTGAATACAATGAAAAAATAAAATACTACTTTGGTAGTTTGAAGGGAAAAAAATGGACAGAAGAAGATGTGGAGTTAGCCAATGGATGTAAACTTATTAGTAAATCGAATGTTGCGGGTATTAGAGGGGGCGCTAAATTACATAAAAGATACGACCTCATCATTCTTGACGACTTTGAACACGAAGCAAATACTATCACAGCTGAAGCACGGGCTAAAAATAGCAATCTCGTTACTGCTGTTGTTTATCCTGCTATTGAGCCTCATACTGGTCGTCTTCGGGTCAATGGTACTCCTGTGCACTATGATAGCTTTATCAATAACCTCATCATTAATTATGAACGTAGTAAAAAAAGCAAAGATGATTTTGCGTGGAGAGTAATTACTTACAAAGCAATTCAACCAGATGGAACATCATTATGGGATAGCTGGTTTCCTTTATCTAAATTAGAAGAAAAGAAAAAGTTTTACCAAGATAGTGGAACGCCTAGTAAATTTTATCAAGAATATATGATGGAAGTACAATCTGAAGAAGATTCAGTTTGGGGTAGAAAACACGTTAAATATTGGGAAGGTTATTATGATTACAATGAAAGCGAAAGTCAAGGATACATTAATATTGATGGTGTACAAACTCCTGTAAATACATTTATTGGATGCGACCCAGCAACAGATATTAATACAAAAAATGCAGACTAAAGTGTAATTATGGTAATTGCAGTTGATGCAAATA